CGCAGTTCAACCCACCTTTCTGGGTCGAGTTGAGGCTGCCGCCCAAGGTCCAGCCATTCTGGTTCGATGGCGACCTTGGGGAGTACGACACCCGGTCGGAGGCTATCTATGGTGTCGCCACAGCGCTGCACCACATGAAGCTGCCGCCGCAGTGCGTGCTGCAGGCGATGGTGGACAACCCCTGGTGCATGGATGTGGCGATGGCGGATAGCAGGCGGCCAGAGGGAGGCGACAGCGCGGCGCAGTGGCTCTGGGCCTACGCAGTGATGCCCTGCACCCCGCTGAACCCGTTCGCGGACACTGGGGTGGCGTACCACACCGAGATGCCACAAACGGAACAAAGCGGGGCCTCTGTTCCGCTTCCCGTGGTACAGCCGCAGGAGGCTGCGGTTGAGGTTGACCCCTTTAAAGCAGCGATGGCGCACGTGCAGGGCCTGCTGCCGGGCCAGTACGACAAGGTCAACGCGGCGCTTAGCAACATCGCCATCATGTCGCTGATGCCGCACGAGGAGGACCTCGTGCTGGGCGCCCTCGCGCAGGCTGTGGGCATGAAACTGGTGCCACTTCGTAACACACTGAAGCGTGTGCGCCAGGGCCATGACGCGGAGCAGGAGCAGGCGAGGCGGGAGGCGCAGCAGGGCAAGGGACTCGCCGCACGCTATGTCTACGTGGCGCGCCAGGACAGGGTTTGGGATAGCGTGGAGCATTGCTTCCTGACGCCCACAGCCTTCGGCAACATGCACGGCACTGAGGCTCGCGAGCGGTTCATCAACGACGGTCTGATGCCGCGCGTGTCGCAGATGACCTACCTGCCCATCAATCCACACAGCCCGCTGTTCGATGAGGCCGACCGTACGATGGGCGGCTGGCGCTTCCCGCGCGACACCACCACCGGTGAGCCGAGGCTGAACACCTGGGCGCCTGTGCGTGGCCTGAACCCGAAGCTGGACGCGACCGCGTCCGACATCAAGCCCTGGCTGCTGCATCTGCGTGACGGGCTCAGGCTGCCCGAGGTGGAGCGTCTGCACCTCATCTCCTATCTGGCCCACATGGTCCAGTTCCCGGAGCAGAAAATCAACCACATGCTGGTCCTGGGCGGGAACCAGGGCAGTGGCAAGGGGTTCGCCCTGCAGCCCGTCTACGCGGCCCTGGGGAGCGACAACATCAAGTCGGTGCGGCAGAACGTGCTAGACAGCAACTTCGACCCCGATGTCCAGCACGCGAAGGTGCTGGAGATTGAGGAGTTGGCCAGCAGCGATTGGGACAGGGCACGCGCGAGCGTGGTCTACAACAACCTGAAGCCCTACGGCGCGGCGCCTCCCATGCGGCTGTCGATTGTTCTCAAGAACATGAACGCGATTGAGATACCCAACATCGTTCAGGTGCTGGCGATGACCAACCACCGGAACGCGATGGTGCTGGAGCAGGACGATAGACGGTGTGCGATGCTGTGGGCGCCTGGGCGGCGCATGCGGGAGGAGACAGCTGCTGCTATGTGGCGGTGGCTTGAGGAGCCACAGACGAACCTGGGCGGCCACACCGGGGCTCAGGCTGTGGCCGGCTTCCTGTACGGTTTCGACGTGAGCGAGTTCAATCCGAAGGCGCCACCACCGGTGACCGCGTGGAAGGCGGAGGTGATGGAGTCGAGTCTGACGGACGCTGCGCGGTCGGTTCTGAGGGTGGTGGAGACCGCCCAGCTGCCGGATGTGGTGGATGTGCGTGAGTTGCTAGCGAGGGTGCGGGAGGACCTGATTCTCGCGGGAGAGGATGTGCGCGGTAGGCCGATGACTGAACGCAGGCTGCTGTCCGCTCTTGACCAGCTGGCGATGCCGCACCGGAGGGTGAATCCTCCGAGAGCGGGAGCGAGGCAACCCAACAAGGTGAGGCTTGTTGCCCTGCGGAATGTGGAGGAGTGGGGGCTAAGAGAATCGCGGGACTGGCTTCTCCTCTCGTGAGAGGAGAAGTGCAGTCACCAAAGTGGCTCTGCAGTCATGAGCGCTGTGGCTCATGACTTCGCTTTTCTTCAGGGCAATCAATGTGATGCACCGGGTGAAGTCACGAAGTCACGTAAAATGGGAAATTGGTGTGAGAGAGTTTTCGGTGTGTGTTTTGTGACCGAGAATTCCTTACGGCGCAATGGTGAAGTCGTGACTTCGTGACTTCACCCTGATTCAAAGGAGATTAGATGAACAGCGCAGCAACCAGGGTGCGTGAGGCACTCAGAGAACGTGTAGATGGTGAGCGGATACTGAGCCGCATCGAACACTGCACACAGGTGCTGCTCTCAGGCTGGGAGCCCGTGACCGACCCGGCCACAAAGCAAGTGACCTGGGTGCCGTTGTCAAAGGACCGCACAGCCGCGCTCGGCAAGGTGATGGACATTCAGCTGAGGCTGTTGTCCAAGGTGTTGCCGGACCTCAAGGCGGTCGAGATAGCCGGCGCCGATGGCGAGCCTTTAAAGGGCCCGAACAGCGACAAACTGGTGCTGGCCACCAAACTGCTCGCCATCATGAGGGGCGCTGAAGCGGAGAGCGTTGGTGCAGCTGAATCACCTGTGCTAGGGTTTCTGCAGTAGCGGACGGGTCGTCCTCACCGGTTGACCCTTCTGAATAGGGGGAAGGGCTGCCGAATGTCACTCCGACCCGTTCGCTGCTTTCACACAAAGCTTCGCAGCTGGGTGGTGCCGACATGTTCAAGATTCTAATGGCCGTGTGCTTGGCGGTGATGACGCCCCAAGGCCCACGTTTTGTGAACTGCAACGTGATGGTGGAACAGCCAGAGCGGTGGTATCAGAGCGAGGAGGAATGCAGCGCCAGGGTTGAGGAGTTGCAGGGTCAGTATTCTGACCATTTTGAGGGCACCCCTATGGTTGCGCGTGTGGCCTGCCTGCCGAAAGAGCGGCTTGAGGAGATTGAGAATGACCACCGGCGGCGAATCCCGGCGAAGTTTCCACGGGGTTTCACGTGAAACAGTGCACCCATGACGGCTACGACCGTATCGTGAGAGGCCCCGGTGTGGTCCACTGGTGCCGTAAGTGCGGCGCCATCCGGCAGAGGGAATGGGACGCTGGGCTCGCCAAGATGAGCGAGTGGACGTTGCCCCTGCACTCTTGGCTGTTCTCTCGCGCCTATCGGGAGGGCTGGGACGCAGCCCTGCATCACATGACCGACTACCTAGATGACCTGGAGGGAGAACGTGACCGGTGAGGAGGGGATGACCTGGATACATCCGAACGTGGTGCCGCTGAAGCGGGCCCACGACGTGCACACGTTCCACGGCTTCAATGTGGGGGATGCGGGCGCGTCTACGCTGGACCAGCTGGACCCCTGGCTGGCCGAGGATGGCAGACGCGTCATCGATTGGGACCGCAAGAAAGAGTTCCTGATTGACGCGAGGGTGACCGCAGACAACGTGGCCGGCGCGGCTGCCGACTACATCCGGCAGCAGGTCGAGTATGAGCCCGAGGTGATGGTCAGCGCTGTGGGCCACAGCCACGGGTGCAACATCATCCGCATGCTGTCTCGCAAGCCCGGCGTGGCGCTCACGCACGCGGTGCTCCTCAACCCGGCCATCCGCGTGGACGCCGACATCAGGGCCCGCCACGTGTGGTGCTTCCACGCCAGCCACGATGCCGCTGTGCTGGCGTCCCTGGCGCTACGGGTGCTGCCCTGGAACTGGTTCTGGAAGCACCCCTGGGGCGCAGCCGGGCGCTGGGGGATGGAGACAAAGGGCAGGCCTCACGTGCACAACATCGACCTGGAGGCGCTGCTGCCCGGTCTCACCAAAGTGGGGCACAGCGACGCCTTTAAAGCGCCACTACGCGCCCGGGTTGGGGCCGAGGTGGGGCGGATACTGAAGGGGCAACGGGTGGGGCAGAGAATCTCATGAGTACCGAAGACCACGAGGACTGCTGGGAGTGCGATGGCAGCGGGGACTGCCCCAAGTGCGAAGGTGACGGGGCCACTGACGATGGGTACTGCCCCGAGTGCGACGGCGGCGGGGATTGCCCGGTCTGCGAAGGCAGCGGGAGTTTCCACGCGTGACCCAGATGCCGCAGACCGTCGACGAGGCGATGGCGCTCCTGGCGAAGCTGAGCCCAGAGGAGCAGGCCCAGCTGGACGACATCATGACCTGGGCGCCCCTCCCGGGGCCGCAGCTGGACGCCTGGAACTGCAAGGCTGATGAACTGTTCTACGGTGGCGCCGCAGGCGGCGGCAAGACAGATTTTGTGTGCGGCCTCGCGCTGGAGGAGCATCAGGTCAGCATCGTCTACCGCCGCGAGGCAACGCAGCTGACCGGCATCACTGACCGGCTGACCGAACTCCTGGGCGGAAAGGACCAATACCACGGCGGTGAGAAGATATGGCGATTCGGGGGGCGGCAGCTGGAGTACGGGTCGATGCCGAACCCCGGCGACGAGCAGAAGTACCAGGGCCGCCCGCATGACCTCATCATCTACGACGAGGTGACCCAGTTTACCGAGTTCCAGTACCGCTACCTGCAGACCTGGAACCGGTCGGTGGACCCCAAGCAGCGCTGCAGGGTGGTCGCGACAGGCAACCCGCCCACCACACCCGAGGGGCTGTGGGTGCTGAAATACTGGGCGCCCTGGCTGGACGATGAACACCCGCTCTATGGTGAGGTCGCACCGGGCGAACTGGTCTACTACATCACCGAGGACGGGAAGGATACCATCGTGGAGGATGGCTGCCCGGTGAAGGTCACCAGTGCCAGCGGCAAGACCCGCTGGGTGCTGCCCCGTTCCCGCACCTTCATTCCGGCCTCGGTCGAAGACAACCCCTTCCTGATGCGGACGGGCTACGCTGACCAGCTGGAGGCCCTGCCCGAACCGCTCCGGTCGCAGATGCGAGACGGTGACTTTAAAGCGGGCCAGGACGACCACGAGTGGCAGGTCATACCCTCCGCCTGGGTGGACGCCGCACAGCGCCGCTGGCGGCTGCGTGAGAATGAGCCGCACGGGGTCATGTCCGCGATGGGCGTGGACCCGGCGCGCGGTGGGAAGGACCAGATGGTCCTGGTCCCGAGGCACGGCAGCTGGTTCTCGAAGCCCATCGAGACTCCGGGCGCCGCTGTGCCGGACGGGCCAGCAGGCGCCGCCCTGGTGGTGCAGCACCTCCGCAATGGTGCCCCGGTGATGGTCGATGTTGTCGGGGTGGGCACCTCGGTGGTAGACCACCTGGAGGGCCTGGGCATGGACGTGACCGCGATACACGGCAGCGCTGCCAGCCACTACACTGACAAGACCGGTCGACTGAAGATGGCGAACCTCCGCTCCGCGCTTTACTGGCGGATGCGAGAGTTGCTGGCGCCCCAGAACCCGGACCCGATAGCGCTCCCACCGGGCAGCGAGGTGAAGGCCGACCTGTGCGCGCCGCACTACCGTGTGACCGCCCGAGGGGTGCAGGTCGAGGCCAAAGAGGACCTGATGAAACTGACCCGCCTGGGGCGGTCACCTGACATTGGGGATGCAATCGTGTACGCTGCCCACGAGTATGAGTCCCGTGGCAACGTGTCTCAGGCCATCCTGCATGCCGAAAAGGACGACCATTTCGATGGTCCGTATGTCCGTGAGGCGACCCTGCAGGACCGCCGAAAGTCCAGCTGGTGCGGGTTCAACGACACCATCGATTATGGAGACTGACCCCAATGCCCGACCGTACCGAGTACCTACGCGATGCCAAGCTGCGCCGCTGCTATGCCGAGGGCGCTGCTGACGAGCGCGCCGGCGGCGCCGCAACCGACAACCCCCACGACGGCAATGGAACCCCAGAGGAGGCAGCCTGGGACCAGGGCTTCACTGACGCCGCTGACGGGTCCAGCGCCACCTACGACATGTCCCTGGCCGGTTACCCTGTGGCGGGCGCACCGCCGCCCGAGAATGACGCCATTACGTGAGGCTTTAAAGCATGGCCACTGAACTTTACGACGACCCATATTCGGACGATGACGGGTCCGAGGAAGGTGCGACCGAACTGGTCACTAGTGACCCCGCCACCACCGGCACCGGGGGCGTGCTTCAGGACGAGCGCGAGAGGGAGCCCATGACCGACAGGGAGATCCTGTCGGTCGTCGAAACCGAGTTGCAGAACTCCGGTAGCGAGCATAGCGGCGAACTCTCCGAGAACCGTATCCTGGCGATGCGGTACTACGAAGGCCGCATGAGGTCGGCGCCGAAGGGGCGCTCGCAGGCTGTCAGTACCGACGTGGCTGACGTTATCGAGTGGACCCTGCCGCAGTGTATCGAGGCCCTCGTCAACACTGAGAACGTGGTGCTGTTCGACGCCCAGTCTGAGGAGGACGAGGAGGCCGCGCAACTGGAGACCGACGCCTGCGAACACGTCATCTTTAAAGAGAACGACGGGTTCACTTACTTCTACAGCGTGGTAAAGGACGCGCTGATGCAGAAGAACGGTATCGGCAAGATTTATTGGGACGAGTCCACCAGTGTCTGTTATGAGACCTACGAAGGGCTCACAGAGATGGAGGCTGCCCAGCTGTTGCAGCCCGAGGACGGCAGCATCGTGGTGCCGACCGAGATGACGCCGCACGAGGCCGGGGGCGCGGCTGTCACGATGGACGGGCAGCCTGTATTCACCTACGACATCACCGTGCGTCGCGTGACACGCAACGGTGGCGTGAAGGTGGTGCCCATGCCGCCGGAAGAGTTCCGGGTGAACCGGGACCACACCAGTATCAACCTGGACGACGCGCGTTTCACCGCTCACGAGAGGCTTGCGACTGAGTCCGACCTCATCAGTGAGGGCTGGCCGGAAGACCTTGTCCGGGACCTGCCGACCTACAGCGTGGACACCACCGGGGAGCGGGAGGAGCGCCGCAGCCTGGAAGATGAGCGAGACTTCGGCTATGACGCGAGTGACCGCGCCACCCGGCGGGTCAAGGTCGCGGAGTGCTACGCACACGTTGACACCGACCGGGACGGCTACGCGGAACTTATCCAGTGCCACGTGGCTGGCGATAGCACCTACGTGCTGATGGGTTGGGAGCATGTGCCGTGTAATCCGTTTGTGGGCTGCACACCGTTCCTGATGACGCACAAGTTCTGGGGCCGCAGTCTTTATGACAAAGTGTCCGAGATTCAGGACCAGAAGACCGAACTGGTGCGCGCTATCCAGGACAACCTCTCGCACCAGAACAACGCCCGCCTAGCGGTGGTCGCGGGTCAGGTCAACCTGGACGACCTGCTGACGACGCGCCCAGGCGGCGTGGTTCGGCAGAAGGCGCCCGGCATGATTGAGCCCCTGGTGGCGCCACAGATTGGCGAACTGGGGTATCGGCAGCTGGAGTGGCTCGATAACGTCCGTACCGGGCGTGCGGGCGTCTCTCCCGATACAGCAGCGGTCGCAAACGCTATCGCGGGCGATACCGCGCATGGCCTAGAGCGGCTGATGTCCGCGAAGGAAGAGTTAACCGGGCTCATCGTCAAGCTGTTCGCCAATACGCTGTCGAAGGGCACGCTGATGAAGGTGCGGATGAACCTGCAGCGCTACCGCAAGACGCCAATACACTTCCAGGCCCGTAAGCAGTGGCAGGAGGTCAACCCGGCAGAGTGGAGAGCCCGCACTGGCGCCACCGTCAAGACCACGCTATCGCACAGTGACCGGATGAAGAAGGCCCAGGGCCTCGCTATGACGCTGCAACAGCAGCAGACTGTGTGGGAGATGGGCGGTGACGGCATCCTGGTCACGATGGACAACATCTACAACACCCTCGCGGAGTTCACCCGCTCCTCACACGTGGGCGACCCCTCGCCCTACTGGCAAGACCCGAAGAGCCCAGAAGCCCAGCAGGCGATGCAGCAGAAGCAGCAAGAGGCTATGGAGCAGCAACAGCAAGTTGAAGCCCAGCAAGCACAGATGCAGGCTTCCCAACAAATGATGCTGCAGGCGCAAGCCATGATTGAGCAGAACAGGGAACTTACCAAACGTATGGAATCCGCTTTAAAGGACGCCCGCGAGCGCGAGAAGATGGCCCAGGCCGCGTTGCAGCACTCCCAAGACCTCGACCTGGATTATACGAAGATGGAGGTGGACGCAGCTGTCGATATCCACGGTCAAGGGCTCAACCAAAAGCCCTCCCCGTGGGACATGGGCAGCGCCGACTAAAGGTGTCTGATGGGTGACCGAACCAGATACAGAGTTGTTCTACCAGCTGCGCGAACGGGTCTCCCTTCTGGAACAAGTGGCAGCTGGTTCCCCGGAAGCCCGGGACCGTCTGACCCGGATGGAGGTCATTTTGACCGAACAGGGGAGCCAGATATCCCAGATTCAGGCAGGCCTTCGCAAGGTCACCTGGGCCATCGTGATGGCGGTCCTCATCCAGGTGCTGAGCGGCGTGGTGGGGGCGAACTCTTGAGCCAGACCCTAGAAAGTCGAGCCCTGGAGGCTTTAAACCGTCTGTCTATGGCCAGCATTCTGTTCGCTGTTGCAGCGGTCTCGTTCGTTGTTATCGCGGGGCCCAACCTCGGCGCTTGGGATGGCAAGCTTCAGCCGGTCGCGGTCAACGTCCACATAGACTCCGAACTCCATGACTCCGGTGTTGCGCGCCTTGCCACCATCACCTTCGATAAGGTGCGGGCGTGCGAGTTCAAATACTTGGCCATTTATTGGAAGGACACGGACAACAGCTTCTACCGGATACCTTGGGAGAACATCACCCAGGAACCCGTGCGCGCTGACCAGGACCGTCCTACGGGCAAGAATGTGGCCCACATCAAGGTGTTGACCAAACTACCCCACGACCGCTGGCATGTGGAGACCCGTCATCAATGCTATGCGTCTTTTATTCCTTTGACTAGAACGGTGATATGGCCATGAATGTTGTGCCCTTCCGCAGCCCCGAAGAAGCCTATAGGGCTCAAGCCCGTCAGATGGCCGCCGAGCAATCGGTGCTTGGCAAGCTGGGCAGCTTTGGTCGGTCGTATGGCGACACTCTTAACGACGTTATTGGCATGTTGGCCAGCGGCGTGGGCGAGATACCGGCAGGTCTTGCCGGCATAGCCAGTCTTCCGTTTGGGCTTGACACTGCAGCCGACAACGTCCAAGCCGTGCGCGATGCATTGACTTGGCAGCCTCGGTCAGGCGGTGGCGAACAGGCGCAGCGGATGCTGGGCGACCTGCTCCGGCCCGTCGCGGAGGCTGAAGAGGCCCTTGGCAACTTTGGCTACGACCTAGCAGGGGTTCCAGGGGGGACCATTGCGAAGACGCTGCCGACTGCTATTGCTGCTGGGCTGCCGTTCGTACCCAAGGGCGCTATGACCAACGCCGCGCGAGCAATGGTGCCGTCTGAGATGCCACAGGTGAAGGGCTTCTGGGGTGACGTGTTGCCTCCGCTGCAACTGGATGCCGCTCCGGGTAAGAATATGACCAAGGCCCAAGCCAAGGCGGCGGGATACCCGGAGGACCAACCCTGGCACCCAATAGGCCTGGAGAAAAAGCTGCGGAAGCCTTTCGGGGAGTTTAGCCGTGAGGTTGTGGACGACCGCGTAGGTCTTCAGCCCCACCGTGAGGTGACGCCCGAGGACATGTTCGGGTTCACGCTCATCCCTGCTGTAGGCGACCGCACTGACATTGCCAAGTGGCTGCTGTCTGTAGGCGGGCGCCCTCTGGCTAGCCCTATCGAACTTGAAGGCGGCCACGGGTTCATGAGGCAGGGGCCACAGTCCATATGGGCGTCAGACTTAGGGGTGGTGACGGGCCTCAACAATAAGGTGAATCAGGTGCTGGAAGCAGGGGGTAACCCGCTTCTTACGTTTGCGCCGGGGTCGCACAAAATGACCAACTTTAGCGTCAATATGGCGGACGCCACCTTAGAGCAGATGGCGGGCAACGTGTCCAAGACCGCCAAAACTAAGTTTGACCGAGAATTGCGGAAGATCCGGCCCGAGTGGAAGGGGATTGACGATCCGGAGTCTACCCAGGCGTTGCGTAACAACGGCGAACTTCGGCATGCGTTCATGCAGGTCGCCCAGAAGGATGACTACAAGAACCGAGGTTTTCCGGATGCGGCTGAAACTAGGTTTGCGCTGACGGACCCCGACCTGATGAATGTTCCATTGCTGCACGGTGCTCAGACCATGTCCCGCCCAACAGGGCAGATTGTGGCTAACCCCTTTAAAGAACACACCACCTACAACACCCAGATGGGAGGAGACTACTTCGGCGGCATCGCCCAGGGGATCCCTTCAGAGGTGCTGTTCCCGGATTTTTATGCGGCCAGAAGGGCGGCAGGAACTTCGCCAAAGTCCGACTTCCGGTCGTTTTACTTGAGCACGCCCCTGCAAAAAGCCAACCAACAGTGGCTGGATGGCGTGATGCGGTGGGACGACCTGTTCAACCGAGGTAACCGTCCGGCAGATACGACGCCGGCTGGTCTTCAGGCAGCCCTAGAGCTTTGGCGATAAGACCGAATGCCTTGTCGAGTTCTGCCTCAGTTTCAGGCTTGAACTCGGCGGCCACGCCCACCTCGATTTCGATGGCCCGGTACATATGTTCTGTGATGGTCTCGAAGGTAACGAGGTTGTCGAGGGTTTCTGGGGTGTGGCTCATGGCGGATACTCCTTAGATGGGGTGATACTGTAGCATCACTAGGTTGACAACACAACTACTGATACAGTAGCTTTAAACACAGTAAGCAGGAGAGTTCGATGGAAGATAAGGTATCGGTCTGCCTCAAGACCACCGAAGACGGCACCCCGTTACGCGAGAGTGTACGCTTCGAGGAGGGCACTCTATTGCCTGATGAGGTCATGCTGGTGGGCCGGGTACAGGCTAACCTGATGGCGCGCAGGGGCGAGGTGGAGATCCTGGAGGAAGGCCAGAAACCCGCCGAACACCCCAAAAAGAAACGGGCCGCCAGGAAAAAACCCCCGGTGCCCTCGGTGTTGGATTAAAAGGAGCCCTTTGATGACAAATTACAAGCCCAAGCCCAAGCCCAAACCTAAACCCAAATAGTGGCAGACCGTTGGGCGGGGGAGTTCGACGAGGTTGAACTCCCACAGGATGAAGAGTTCTCCGGGCCCGATTTGGAGGAGGAACTGCGCCTTGGCGCGGCCTGCAACAAACTGTTGCAATCCCCCGAATACCGGGTCGCTACAGCCGGCCTCCGGGACACTATCCTGGAGGCCTATACCACGTCCCCGCTACGTGATAGCGAGGGCCACACCTACTGCCGGCTTATGCTGAAGTGCTTGGAGGACATCGAACAGATGTTGCAGAACACTGTAAACACTGGGAAGATGGCAATGGCACAACTCGATGAGCAAGAGGCAAGCTTTAAAGAGGCACAGATTCAGTGACAGTCCGAACCGCAGCAGAACAGCAGGGCAGCGCCCCGGCACCTGACTTCTCACACATGCAGTCTATGAATGAATTGGATGCGGGGGAGGAGATTGCCAACTACATTGCCCAGCAAGGCGGCGACGATATAGACTTTTTCGACCAGGACCGTGAGACCCGACGTGCGTCTTCTCCCAGTGAAGACTCTCAAACTGCCCCTCCGCTCACTCGGCATGATGATGATGCTGAAACTGGAGAGGATGCACGTCAGGCTTCACAGCCTGAACCGGAACCTGAAAAGGAGACGGCTACTGACGACGACCCGGATGATGCCGGACCAGAACTAGAGGCAGCCACCGTTGCGGCCCTGCTTGGCGTGGAAGAGGACCAGCTTATCGTTAACGACGATGGCACACTGGCCTTGACCACCACCATAGACGGGGAGCGCGGGCAGGCCACTCTCGCGGAACTGGTGAAGGGCTACCAAACCGAAGCGAACGTCACACGGCGCAGCCAAGAGGTTGCGCGACAACGAGAGCAGCTGGAACAGGAGTACGCGCAGCGTAACGAGCAGCTGTCGCAGGTCATGCAGAACACCCTCGCGATGGGCAAGGCGATGCATGACCGGGTTATGGCCAAATACGAAGGTATCGACTGGAACAGGCTACGGGTGGAGGACCCAGGCGAGTACGCTGCGATGCAGCAACAGCTGTCTATGGAGACCGCAAGCATTCAGCAAGAAACGCAGATGATTGTGGGCCAGATACAGCAACAGCAGCAGCAGCAGCTACAGGAACAGCAGCAGCAACAGCAGCTGTGGGTTCAAGAACAGCAGAACGCGCTGTTTGAGCATCTGCCTGAACTCGCCAACTCGGAAACCCGTACACCGTTGCTGAATGAGTATCATCAATACTTAGCCGGCTACGGATTCCAGGATGAAGAGGTGCAGGGCATTCTGGACCACCGTATGCTGCGTGTCATCAACGACGCTGTCCGCTATCGGCGGGGGCTGACTGAGGGCACTAGTGACGGGGAAGGGAAACGCACGATACCTCTGGCTAAGCGGCTGACTAACGTACCCCGTGTGCGTAAGCCGGGCGCCGCCACCACCGAACGGCAGAACTCCCGCGACAGGTCTCAAGCGGCGCAACAGCGACTGGCCCAGTCGGGCTCCGACCGCGATGCAGCGCTCGCATTCATCGAAAGCGGCATCGTAGATAATTTGTTGTAACGTGTACTGGCTTTAAAGAGGTAACCCAATGTCCAGCACTAACTTTGACCGATACGACCTCTCCGGGGGAACGTATCTCGACCGCTACGATGACAATGTCCGTGAGGACTTGTCGAACATGATTTACAACATCGCGCCTTACAACACTCCGTTCATGAGTGGCATCGGGCGTGGCCGCGCGAAGAACACATACTCCGAGTGGCAGACTGACGACCTCGCGGCGGTGAACCCGTCTAACGCGGTCATAGACGGCGCTGATGCCGGCACCGACCAGTCCTCTAAGTCCACGCGTGTGGGCAACCACATGCAAATCTCGGACAAGCGTATCTTTGTCTCCGGGCGTGCTGAAGCGGTGGACACCGCTGGCCGGCGTTCAGAGATGGGGTATCAGCTGGCCAAAGCTGGCAAGGCTCTGAAGCGTGACATGGAGGCCATTGTGACCTCGGGCAACGCCTCGGTTGCTGGTAACAGCACCACGGCATCCGAGACCGGCGGCATGAAGGCCTGGATCTCCACCAACTACTCCGCAGGCGCCGGTTCCGGTGCAGCTGGCGGCTGGGCTTCTGGGGCAGTTTCCGCTCCTACGGCAGGCACGGCACGTGGACTCACTGAGACCCTTTTGCGGGCTCAAGTGTTAGCAGCGTACCTCGAAGGCGGCGAGCCCACGGTGCTGATGTCAAGCCCGGCGAAGAAGCAACTCATCTCCGAGTATCTCTTCACGTCCAGCGCCCGCGTGGCAACGTTGTACAAAGACACCGAGGGCCAGGGTAAAGGGCAGGCAACTGCCACCGGTGCTGTGGACGTCTTTGTCTCGGACTTCGGCGCGCTGCAGATGGTGCCGAACCGCTTCTGGGGCCACAACGGTACTGCACCCGACGACACCTACATCTGCGGTCTGCAGATGTCTATGTGGGGCATGCTGTATCTGCGGTCGTTCCGCACCAACCGTCTTGCGAAGAACGGCGACTCCGAACGGCGCCAGCTTATCTGCGATTGGGGCCTCCGCTCCAACAACGAAGCTGCTTCGTTCTGTATTGCCGACCTCAACAGCACGGCGATGACCTACAGTTAAGCTTCGGCTTGACCCACCGGCGAGGGGGCTTCAAAGCCCCCTCGCTTTAAAGGAAGTCAAGATGGCCAAGCGACCAATTATTCCGCCAGTTCCGAAACTGGCCCACCGCCCCCTGGTGCAGCCCAACATCCACCCCGAGGCCAGCCGGGCATCTGGCACTAAGCCGGGCGCGGCGCGCTTTGGGCAGCCTATCGGCGGCGGGTGGTGGGTTCTGCCTGTAGGCGGAAGCCGAGAGAAGCCATGAGCAAGCGTATCCTCCTGGACGCATCCCCCGACATGGGCATGATGCAGTACATCGAACCGGACGATACTGGGGTCACCCTGGTAACGGTTGGCACCAACGTTCAGGCTGCGTTAGATGAGAACTCTCGCAAGCGTGGCGTTAATAAAGACATCCAACGCGGCACCGAGACTTGGGGCCACCACGTGGCCAGTATTCCGACTTGGGTATACGAACAGTTTTGCCGCGAGAACCCAGAACTTAGGACCGGCAGCAAAGACGCACAAGCATGGCTTTTGGCTAAGCTGAACGACCGAGACTACTGCCACCTGAAGACCTACGACGGGAGGGCATGATGGCCGGTTCAAAGATTAGCGCGCTCACTGCTGCGGTCAGCATCCTCTCCACGGATAAGCTGCCCGCTGAGCGGTCAGCCACTAACGTCAGCATTCAGTGGTCACTGGTGCTGTCAACGCTAGATACCCGTTATCTGCAGGACGCCCCAAGCGACGGCAGTAATTACGCCCGGAATAATGGCGCCTGGGCGGTTATTGCAGCCGGCGCAGGTCCGCACACTATCCAGGCCAATGGGACGGCCATGACGCAGCGGACTAACCTCAACTTCGGGGCAGAGTTTACGCTGACGGATGATGGCGGGGACGATGCCACAGATGTGGCGGTCAATAGCATCTCGCAGGCTAAAATCAGCGGTTTAGGTTCGCTGGCCACTGCGAACACTGTTAACGATGGCAACTGGTCTGGCACTGACCTTGCCGTGACAAACGGCGGCACCGGCGCGTCTGACGCGGCTACAGCCCGTACCAACCTGGGCGTGGCCATTGGTTCAGATGTGCAGGCGTATGACGCTGACACCGCCAAATTGGACGTAGACCAGCAGTGGACCGCTGGCCAGGGGTTTACCCCTCAGACAGGCCCTGCGTCTGGCACCGCGTCTCTCAGCACTGCTAGTGGGAACGTTATACATTCGACCCTGACCGGCAACGTCACCACGGTGAATGTGCCAACGATGGACGACGGCGAAAGCTTAACCTGGATACTCACCCAAGACGGCACCGGGGGCCGAGACATTAGCGGGTGGAACGCAAGCTTTAAAGGTGTCGGCAGCTTTAGCTTAACTGGCACGGCAAGCGGCATTCAGAAGGTGGTTATTAATCGGGTCGGGTCTAACTACATCGTCGACTTAGGAGCGGAGAAGACCTAGTGTCGTTCTTGACTGACGAGAATAATTTCCAAGCCGCAGGGGGCTGGCCCGGCGCCGATAACATAACTCGCTCCGCGTGGTTGGACGGTAGCGCTGATTACCTTTCGCGCAGCAGCGTCACGGGCACTAGCACTCGCAAATGGTCCATTTTTGGCGCGTTTCGGATTACCGATTTTAGCGCCAATAGCCGCTACATTTTTGAATGCGCGAACGGCACTTCGTCCCAAACCGCTCTTTTGTTGCGCTCAGAACAAGATCTGTCATTTTTCGATTACAGCGGCGGCGCTGTTAATGCCGCTGTGTATAGCGAAGGCAAAATCCGTGACAACGAGTGGTACACGTTCTTATGCGTTTGCGATACCGCAAATTCAACTGAGGCACATCGCTGGCGGCTGTACCTCAATGGTGTCGAACAAACGGTAGAGACAGTCGCCCGCACAAACCCTGGTGAAAATTACGATACGGCGTGGAACAACGGCACTAGCCAACATATTGGTGTGCAGAGTTATAGTTCGCTGCAAAATTACTGGGGAGGCTCATTTGCAGCTATTTTGCACGCGGATAACACCGTGCTTACTCCAAGCGACGTGTGGTCAAGCGACACCGTGGGGACTAACGGTACTGTCTACTATCCTAAATCCGAGTCCGCCCTAGCTGCGCTAGCCAACGCGGGTGGAACTGCGAGTTTTTTCCTCGCAAGCGACATTGGCGATGGCACAGACGATAGTAGCAAAGGCAACAATTTTACCGCGAGCAGCATGTCCGACGCGGCCAATGGCAGTAACGATACTCCCACCGACCCGCTGCCAATTTTTAATCCGCTGTTCCGTGGAGGCGGAAACGTATTCTTTGAAGAAGGCGGAGCCGTCGGTGGCTCGTCAGACAGTTCCGAGGCAAACCTGCTGGTTGTTACGCCAGGGTTTTACTCGGGCCAACACGTTATCGAGTTTGACATCACCAACAACACTTCCAGCTATCCCAAAGTCGGACTGATGGACTTGGCGACCATGCAGAGCAGGTCGGTGAATGCGGTGTCTGGTTCGTATGAATTAGGCGCTGCGGCTGTGCCGGGCAGTTATGGCTACGATCCAAGCGGGGCGATACTACATGAAGGGTCTACCATCGATAGTGGACCTGCATCATTTACGACCAATGACCACATAGCGATCGAAGTAGATTTGGATAGCGACGTGATCCGTTGGTATAAAAACGGCTCGCTGCAATCGACAACATCTTCGGCGGGTTTAGAAGCGCCGGTGTTCTTTGGTATCGACGCGTATAACGGCGCCGACGCCCGCGTTATCGCGGAAACCGCAGCCATGACGCACACACCGACGGCAGGGTATACGCCTCCGAAGTACAGCAACCTTGCAGCGCCGTCTGCGCAGGGTGTAGACCTGTTCCAGGCGCTCATATATAGCGGCAATGCCTCAACGCAAAGCATCACAGGCGCAGGGTTCCAGCCCGATTTAATTTGGGGTAAGGACAAGCCCTCGTCTACAGATTTTGAACTTTACGACAGCACCCGTGGCACGACGAAAGTTATCTTCCCATCGGATAATGGGGCAGAACAAACTCGCTCGGGGGTTACCGCCTTTGACTCTGACGGGTTCAGCCTTGGCAGCCATTCTGGAATGAACGCCAGCGGCACCAATAACCAAGTCGCATGGTGCTGGAAAGGCAACGCCGGAACGACGTCTAGCAACGGTAACGGCAGCGTAACGACAACCGTCCAGGTCGCGCCCGAAGGGCACATGTCTATTGCGACGTTGACACTCGCTGGGGCAAACGCAACTCTTGGGCACGGGTTGTCAGGGGCTCCTGACTTTGTCACCGTCAAAACTCTCACCGGGACTGATGCGTGGTACACCTGGATGACCGGCATGGGCGGCAACGACTTCCTGCAGCTTGACTCGACTGATGGCGACTCAACCGCTCCTACGGTGTACACGTCCGCACCGACCGCGACAGTTATAAACACCGGCACGAATTTCGGCGCGGGAGATTACGTGATGCTTTGCTTCCGCAGCGTTCCAGGGGTTTGTGACATCGGCGCATACGTGGGCAACGGCGACGCCGACGGACCAATGTTTGATGTTGGATTCGAAGGACGTTGGATAATTATCAAATCATCGGCTTCAGGGGGCGGCTGGGTCTGCTTCGACACCGCCCGTGACACCGTGCAGCCACTAACCGTCTATTTGCAAACTGACGCACCTGTTCCGGAGACGTCGTCAGGGCTTAACATCGATGCATTGGCCACTGGGTTCAAGATTCGCGATACCCATAGTTGGCTTAACTCCGACAACACAACGTACCACTACATCGCTTTTGCTGATGTGGCCCCTGGCGCGGGCTTACCGCCAATACCTGGGAGATGAGCATGAGACCGTACGCGGTAGAGACCAGCCCAAACGTGTATGCAGAGGCGTCGCCCAATGCCGTAGAGCAGCGGGCTGACGCCGCCAGCGGGGGCAAACGCTACACTTACCCTTTCCTGTGCAAGCAAACAGACGCGTTCTTGGCCGGTCTGGGCATTTTGCGATTGATTAACCCCTCGCCCCCGGCCCCCAGTAAGACCCTTACAGAGGTGGCTATGCTGGGTATCACCCGGGTAGACGACGCTGGGCAGGTGCAATGGCAAGAATCCGACATGTCTCTGGAGAGCGCTCGCACGCACGTTCTTACCCGGGTTCGAAACCGCGCCGACCGCGAGCGTAACCGGCCCATCGTAGTGGCCGGTCATGAGTTCAACCGTGGCGCTACTGAGGAGCAGGTCAAGATGTTGGGCGCTGCTTTGGGCGCCGGTAACATGTATTCGGAAAGCCCCATCCGCTTCGATGCGATAAGACAGATAGACCAGGAGCGTGTCAGACTGCCAGTAGATGAGGCTCAATTTGAGGTTCTCAGCAGACAGTACGCGCTGGACATACTGAGAGTGAACAACCGTGAAAGTACATTGCTTGATGCCGCAGAGAATGCGGCTGATGTGGATGCTCTCAGGCTGGCTCTGGCCGACCTGGATACCGGGTGGTAGGAGGCTTTAAAGCATGGACAACTACGCGAACTTTGTAACCGTGTTCCAGTCCTGGGCAGACAACGATGACGTCAATGCCCAGGTCGACTACATGTTAACGTTGGTCCATGCCCGCCTGAATCGTCTGTTGAAGCTGGAGGAACAGACCACCCTGGTGACCGCCAGCACTGTGGCCGGCGATGCTTGGGTAGCAAAGCCAGACCGCTACAATGGTATGCGGCGACTGAAGATTGACACCGGCACCAGTACATTAGGCCTCGACTTTAAGCCCCTGGCCGAGTTCGATGACGACATCGGGCTGAACTCATCCGGCAAGCCCAACAGCTTCACTGTGTTAGGGGACCGCATCCGGCTGGGTCCGATACCGGACGGGGCGTATACCCTGGAGATGGCGTACTGGAAAAAGCAGCAAGTGCTGTCCAGCACTGTTACCACTAACGTGTTTTTGGAACAGGTGCCAGACCTCCTGCTGTATGGGTGCCTAGTTGAGGCTGAGCCCTGGCTGAAAGACAACGAGATGTTCGCTCTGTGGGAGGCGCGGTATCAGAAGGCGCTGACCGAAGTGGCGGCAGATACGGCAGAGGAGGCTTTCCCTAGTGGTCAGCTGTCGGTGCGAGCGGTCTGATGCCAGTCTGGACTGAACTACGTGGCATCAATGCGTTAGACCTGCTGCTGGAGTCTGACACTGGGGACGGCGCCAACCCGTTTTTGTTGGAGTCGGACACTGATGGCACTGCCACCATTTTGCTGGAGTCTGAGGGCACTGACACCACTTGGACGCAACGTGCGGCCCTAAGCGACCTGTGAGGCTTTAAAGCATGGGATTAGAATCTGTCACTTTTATCGCGGACCTGAACACCGCTTGGCCCTTGGCTACCGACCCCGTGCGACAGGGCGACGACCATCTGCGGCTGCTGAAGACCGTACTGCAGGCGAACTTTCCGAACCTGGGCAACAGCGTAACGGTTAACCCTACCGCTGCGGAACTTAATTACGTGGTGGGCGTAACGTCTGCCATTCAGACTCAGCTAAACACCCTCACCACCGACACCGCGACAAACACAGCAGCCATCGCTGCACTCGAAGGGTCCGAGGTGGGAGACATCAAGCTACGGTCGGCGGCGACCGCCGGCAGCGATTGGCTGGAGTGTAATGCCCAGGCAGTGAGCCGCACGACCTACGCCACCCTGTTCGCCCTCATAGGCACGACCTACGGCACAGGTGACGGCAGCACTACTTTCAACCTGCCAGACCTGCGGGGGCGTGTCCCTGTCGGTGTTGGCACCGGTGACGCTACCGACGCTACAGCTTTCTCCCTGGCGGATAAAGACGGCGCAGAAACTCACACCCTGACGGTGGCTGAGATGCCGGCCCATACGCATAGCGTTGGTAACCAGTCCACCGCTTCGCATGATGGCAGTGGCAACGTCTCTGCGACCCCCGGTGCGGGCACCACGGGGTCCACTGGGGGCGATGGCGCGCACAACAACTTGCAGCCCTCACTGGCGCTGCATTTCTTCATCAGGGCGCTCTAATGCAACAGTGGCTAGAGTTCAACGGGGCTGGTGAGGTCGGGGTCGTGGCTGACGCCCCGCCTCACGAGGCCCCACCTAACGCCTGGACTTCTGCCCAGAATGTAAGGTTCCGGGACGGCTCTGCTGTGTCCTTTCCGGGCCATGATGTCGGTAGTGACAACACCAACGTCGATGATGTTCTAGCCATCATGCCGGTGAGCAGCAACACCCAACACTATTGGGCGCATGCGACGTTGTCTGGCGCGACCCCGAAGCTGTACGCGTTTGACGGCACGACCCAGCACGACATTAGCCCCTCGGTTGCCCTTACAAACACCCGGTCTGACATATTCACCTGGGCGTTCTTGAATCAAAACCTCGTTTTTAACAACGGGGTGGACCAGCCCCACTCGTGGGCTTTGGACACAGGCACCCCCGCAGCCATCCTGACCGGTTGGAACTCCAACTGCCGGGCCGGCTCTATATTCGCGCACAGGGGGTTCTTGATAGCGCTAGACATAACGGACACGGGCACCCGTCGCCCCTTCCGCGTGAAGTGGTCCGACGAGGCCGCAGCTGGGGGCTTGCCGACGTCTTGGGACATAACCGACGCCACCAAGCAGGCGGGGGAGTTCGACCTCGGAGACGCGGTCGGGTCCACCCTCCTCGCGGGTTTGGGGTTACGCGAGCAGGCGATGCTTTACACCGAACGTGACGCCATCGCGATGCAATACATCGGTGGCGACCTTATCTGGTCGTTCCGGCCCATCAGCCGGGCGGCTGGGGTGTTATCTAGAAGGGCGGTTGGCGCCTTCCGAGGCAACCATATCTATGTGACTGACCAGGATGTGGTCATGACTGACGGCCAAACGGTGCGTAGCATTATCGACCGCCGTAACCGCCGCTTCCTTTTCAACCAGCTGGACGAGTCCAACTACGGGTTCGCCCAGGTGCAAGTCCACCGGTTGTTGAACGAGGTCTGGATCGCGTTCCCTGGCCAGGGCAGCACCTACAACAATCTCGCCCTGGTGTGGAACGTAAACGATAACACTTGGGGCGTCCGCGACCTTCCGGCAGGATGTATCTCGCTTGCGGATGGCATAGATATAACTGGTTTGTCCACGGAGACCTGGACGTCTTCCGCTAACAATTGGGACGTCGAAACGCAATCTTGGGACGAGCGCTCATTCAATATTGTTGGGGGTCAGCTGCTACTTGGCGGTGATGACTCCGGTGCTGGCGTTACAGGCGGCCCCATCTTCCGAGCGGAGAAGACTAACCAGTTCGACGGCGTCAATCGCACCTCGCGTATTGAGAGATTGGGCCTGCGGGTGCCCAACGGCGAGCGGAAGATGACCATCACCGAACTCTGGCCACGGGCGACCGGGGGCGTCTTTAAAGTGTACGTGGGTACGCAAGACGACCCGAACGGGCCCGTTACGTGGCAAGTGGAGAAGGACTTCGACCCCGAACAGGACCGCAAGGTGACGTTCCGCATGACCGGGCGCTACCCATGCGTGGCCTTCGAGTCCAACACCGACGTGGACTGGGCGCTGCAGGGCTTCTCGATGAAGTACCGCGAAGGTGCGCGCAGATGAGCGAGTACCAGCCGACCACGGCGCCGGCTGAATACGACGCCGCGTACCTGGAGCGAGAACTCACCCGTATCTCCACTTCGTTGGCTGGGCTGCTAGACCTGGACCCGCCGCGTGTGGCGCCAGCCAAGCCTCGTGATGGGCAGGTACGGTACTTTGACGCGACCATCTACGACCCCGGTTCAGGCACCGGGGTCTACGTGTACCACGGGGCGGCATGGAACAAGCTTTGACAGTTGACTATCGCCCCTGGTGGCGGTTGACCGAGGCCCAAAAGGGTAAGACTATCTATCTGTTGTCGAAAGCAATAGAAGAGTCGCAGGGCGAGGAAGGCATCGAAGAGACGCTAGAAGAGATGCGCAAGGGCGAGTATTGGCTGTTGTGCGCACTGGAGGATGACGGCACCGTGGTGGCTGCGTTCACCGTGCTGCAGGTCGCATACTCCAACTTTACCGCTCTCCGAGTAGTCCTGGGCGGGAGTATGCCGGGCCAGATGAACCGGTGGTTGAAGCCGCTGATAGAGAAACTGGAAGAGGGGGCTGCCACAATAGGGGCAGCACAACTGGAAATATTTGGACGTCAGGGATTTGCGAAAGCTTTGAAGCAATACGCTGACGTCGCTTACACCGTGATGGTTAGGAAGGTGTCCAATGGCAGGCGGGAGCAAGACCAAGACCGAGAGCAGACAATCGGGGTACGAACCAGCTGTGCAGGGGCTGACGCAGAACGTCATAAACCCACTGAACGCGGTTGCGCAGACCCCGTTTAAATACACCGGGCCGCAATACATAGGCGAGACAGCCCTACAGCAAGACGCCGCGCAGCAGCAGCGGAACTTCTTTGGGGGAAGTGGCCCAAACACTGCGATGGGGATACTTGGCTCCACGAACTCGGCATGGCGAGACGCGCTTGACCCGTATGCGTTCGTGAACGCCCAGGGCGCGATGAATCCACTCCGGCTGTATTCCGAAGAGGTGGGCCGCAACCTGGACGAGAACATCAGGCCGGGCTATGCCCAGGCTGCCAATGCAGCCGGCCAGTACGGTGGCTATAGCAGTAGACGAGCCCTGCAAGACCGCTTGGCCCAGCGTGAGGCCTCTGAGGCTATCGCGGACGCGGGGTCTACACTCTTCTCCAACTTAATCAACCAGGGGCAGAGGCGGCAGTTTGATGCGATGCGTATGGCGCCCACATTGTTGAGCATTGGCCAAATGCCTGCAGAGGCTTTGTACAATCTAGGGGGCAGAGACAGGGCCGAGGCTATGCAAGAGCAAGCGCTGCGTAACCAGCGGGCCCAGTTTGACCAGATGGAGCCGTATATGCGCGCTCAACAGTACAGCGGCCTAGTGTCCCCGCTGTTGCAGGCTGAGACAACAGGCTCTCAGTCTCAGACACAGAGGAAAAGCCCCAACCTGTTGGGTATGGGCATGTCAGCCGCTCTTGCAGCGGCTCAGATGTCTATGGGCATGCCGCCTATGGGTGGCGGTGGTGGGGGCATTAGCTACGGCACCTCGTTGCCCAGCACCCCCTACAATCCGTACCTGCCCCGTAATATCTACCCCGGCGCCGGTTGGATCTGATAAAGCACGAGTGGTATTAGAATATGTGGACTCCTAACGCATTTATGTCCAACCCGCTGTTTATGGCGGGGATGCAAGGTATGATTGCATCTACTAACCCGGATGCTGATGTTGGCGCTGCCTGGAGCCGGGGCATGAACTCTGCCATGCAGTACCAGCAGCAGCAGCAACAGCAGCAGCAACAGCAAAAAGCGTGGGACTGGAAGGTGCAGGAGCATGAGCGCCAGCAGCTACAGCGAGACGCTGTCAAGAGAATGATGGCAGACCCCAGCATGGCAGATAGGCTGGGCGGCTACGGGCCCCTGCTCGCGCAGGCGCCTGGGCTCGCGGAAAGCATCATTCCCGAACTCATCAAGAGCCAGCTGAACAACACCGGGTTGGGCAAGCTTGACCAAAGCAAGTACACCCCAGAAAGCTGGCAGAAATACACGGCTGCGCGGCAAAAAGGCGAATCGGACCTGCAGGCGCGGAGTACCCTGGTGCCCTACCGGAAGCCTACCGCGCCGAAGAATCGACCGGTGTCGACCGACCGCTACGGGCGTCTGGTATATACCGACAACGGACAACCGGTGTTGCAGGACGCAGACCCGAACGACATCCCTGTGGACCCAGAAAACGCGTTTAAGTTGCGAACTACGGCGCTTAAAGAATTGAAGCCTTACCGGGAGCAATTTGAGTCCTACGCACGGGTCATGAAGGCTCTGGAGCAGGACACGGGTGCTGCGGAAATCGCGGGCATCGTGGGCTTCACCAAGTTCCTTGACCCTGGCTCAGTTGCACGAGAGGGCGAGGTGGAATTAGCCCGAACCTCGATGGGTGCGATAAACAACCTAAGCGCGCAGATGGAGAGGCTAAAAAAAGAAGGCGGCCTGCTATCAGAGGATGCTAAGAAGAGCATCCGCGACGCTATGGGCGTTATTATGCAAGAGGTTAATCGTCACTACGACATCCGACGAGGCAAGCTGGTCGAGATGGGCAACCTGTTGCGCCTCAAGCCTGAAGTCACCCTGCCGGCAGCTATTCCTTGGGGCATATACAACTACGGCCCCATGGTGCCCACAGCAGGGGGCACAGGGGGCACAGGGGGCAATAGCGGAACCAGGGCTGCCGATGCAGACCCTGAAATACCTGCAAACGTCGCCCCTCTTATACCGAGCAAGAAGACATGAGATTAAGCGAAGTTACAGCAGACCAACTTAAAGAGGCTTTAAAGGTAGCCTACGACACTGACAACTACTCTGCCATTGATGACCTTACGACCCTGTTAAAACTCAAGATGGGAGAGCCTGCCCAATTTCGCGGGGCTGGCATGGCGCCACGTGTGGCACCTTTACAGGTGCCGACCCCCGACTACACCGGTGGGGAGGCGTCGTCCCGTTCTGCAGCCCGCTCAGTTGGGCAGGGCATGTTCGCAGGCGCTACTGACGAGATAGCCGGGGTGGCGCCGTTCATGACTGAACTCTTCTCCGGGGAGGGTTTGGATGCAGCGGTAGACGCGTACACAACTACGCGTGATCATGAACGTGCCGCCCAGGCCCAATATGCCGAAGAGAATCCAACGGCAAATGTAGCCAACCAAATACTAGGCACTATCCCAACGATGGGGCTTGCGGCGCGCGGGGCTGTTCCCCGTTTCCTGCCAAACAGCACACCCCTCACCCGCAGTATTGCCGGCGGCGGCTTGGTTGGCGGGGCGGAGGGCCTCGGGCGTGCGGAGGGCTCTTTCTCCGAACAAGCGACCGACACCGGTATAGGCGCCGCTGCAGGCATGGTGGGCGGCCCAATATCCCAGGCGGCCACTCACTTAGGAAGCAAAGTCGGCAACGCGGTTATGGACGCGGCCAGACCAATGTGGCAGACCCCCGACGAAGCGGCAGGGGAGGTGTTGAAAGGGGTCCTAGACCGAACGAACAAGACGGTGCCCGACATCTATGCAGAATTGAGCGAACGCGGCTCCGGCGTTGTTCCGGGTATGCTCCCCGAGTTCCAACCGCTGGCGGTAGGTAGGGCCGCAGGCACCCCGACAGGTCGCGTTATGGCGCAGGAACTTGCCCAATCTCACCAGAACGCCCAGGGTCGGGCATTGCAAAACACCGTCAGTGACTTAGGGGGTAGGCGCGGTTCCTATGAAATGACTCTGGACGCCCTCAACAAGCAGCAAAGCAGGGCAGCTGAAGCTGGCTACAAGGCGGCCTACGCCTTTGAGGCTAGCCCGTCTGAAATTCCCGAGATAGTGGCGCTGTTGCGAGATAAGGACGTCAAGCAGGCGCTGATTCGGGGTCAGGACTCTATCCGGCGCAAGACCAACAAGAAGCCCCGGGTGTTGTTGAAGAAACAGGGCACTGATGAGTACGGCGACCCCATATATGAATGGGAGCATATGCCCACTTGGGAGGAACTAGACCACATCCAGCGCGGGTTGCGCGCCCTCGGCGGTGACGTGCCCGGAACTGAGAAGTTTTTTGAATACCGTATGGCGCGCGACCGCTTCAACCGAGTGGTAGATGAAGCCAACCCTGCGTTAAAAGAGGCGCGCGCAACATACGCCGGCTTTGAAGCTTTAGAAGAAGCTGTACAGCTGGGCCGCAACATCTTCGATAGAGGCAAGACGGCAATGGATGCCGAGAGGCTTTATATGGTGTGGCCGAACATGAACCGTTCCGAGCGGGAGGCGTTCACCCTCGGCGTAGTGAAAGAAATGCAGAACCGGTTGCGCATGAAGCGTTCTGGCCAGAATGTGGGTACGGACAACGCTTTTGTAGCAGAAGAGTTCCAAGACCGTCTGGCCATTGTTTTCGGACGCGATGGCGCTAACCGGCTTCTAAACGAGGTTAACCGTACCGCAAGAAACCAAGCAGACGCAGTCCGATTGGCCAATCGGACCACAACTTCGGATACCCTTAACGTTGCCGACGACATGACACCCGCCCAACTGGTCAGCCCCCGTACGTGGCTGCAAACGTTATTACAGCCCCGGCACCCAATGACCGATCCAGCAGTGGCCGACCGAGTCACACAAGCCCTGCTGTCTCCAGGGCTGCCGTTTCGTTCGTACATGACCCCGCAACAAGCGGCCCAGGCAGGCAGGGGCATGCCTCCTTCAAATATGTGGGGCACGATTATAGGCGGCGGAGGTTCTGGGATAGCAGCGCCGGTTGTTGCCGAAGGCCTCTTTGGGCCGTAATAGCTACCGTGGGAACAGGCTCAGGTCCACCCCTGCCTTCTTTGCCTCGGTGAGGGCCTTAAGATACGCCACACAGCCCGCTGTGGCGTGTAGCCTGCCGTGCAGGCTGAAGCTGGACCCCACCATAGGGCTCGCATTGGCGACCCGGTCAGCGGAGTAGCAGTCGCCCTCACCGGGGGCAGGGATTATGTTCTTATTACCCAGGGTGCAGCCCGGGGTCAGTAGAGCGAAGGACAATACCGCAAGCCCAGCAAGTCGGTTCTTTTGTACCATGTTTGATTCACCTCGTTTGATTGATTGCCACCGCGCACTAAGAGTTCGTCGTCATTCGGATCGTACGCGAGCAATTGTGCCACATGCCCCTTAGCCTTAATGATAGCGGGGTCCTGCGGGCCGCCTCGATTGAAGATAGCCATGGTGTTGCGAGCCACCTCCACGTCGTTGGACCTTAGGCATTCTATCCACTCGTCCAGCGTAAGTGTCTCGCCCACTAGTAACCAGCTGCGAGCGCGGGCGCTACCGGGGTGGATGCGGTCGCACCACTCTGCCGCGAGGCAAGCAATGCTGCTGCACCAGGGGATCTCGTCTGTGTCAAACCAGGGCGCCCTTGCACCGTACTTGTGGGCCGCCAACACCAGGGGGTCATGTTTGCCACCCCGTATCTCTTTCACCCCCTCAAACTGGCGGAACATGAAGTCTATGGAGGGCGATGACTCTGGCCCCAAATGAGACAAGGCGGGGTGGACTCCACCGCCAGCGTCATCAGCCCCGCGCAAGCCGAAAAGATCATCGTATCTGTCACAGCATTGACGCAGTCGCTCTAACTCAGGCTGCACGTCTGTACTCATTAAGGGCCTCCTTTAGCTTGTTCTGCCCTCGGGCCTTATGCGCAAGGGCTATTCGTTGGGCTTCTTCAATGGTGCCACGCGTGGTGATGTGGTGCATCCGTATGGGACGGGTGCGACCCTGACGCTTCACGCGGGCGATGAACTGTTCGTATTGGTCTAAACTCCAAGTGTGACCGAACCAGACCACGTCATCCACGGGTCCGTTCTTCAGTCTGTCAATGCCGTGGCCGGCGCTCGCGGGGTGGACGATGATGCCGGGCAGCCGGCCCTCCTCCCAGGCGTCCAGGGTGGCATTGAACTTGGCGCCGGACATGCCAGACTTGACCCACACCATACCAGGGTGCTTGTCCAGTATCCGTTCTGCGTCGTGTTGAAATTCAATGGCAACCAGCACCGGTTTGCCGTTGGCCTCATTAAGCACTGAGTCTAGCGCTTCCAGCTTCAGGTCGTGGACCTTCTCCCACTGGCGGGCGCCGGGGTGGAGGTACATCGCGCCCTGGCTAAACTGCAGGCACCTGTTGGTGAGGGCGGCAGCGTTGAAAGATTCAATCTCGTGGCCGCTGTCCAACTCTATCCACATCTCGTCTTCAAGTTTCTTGTACTTCTTGGCGAGCCCGGATGGCAGGTCTACGTAGAGTTCATTCTCCATCACCTCGGGCAGGTCGATGTAATCTTCAGCTGCCATCTGGATGGTGATGTCTGCGACCAGGGCTTCGATAGTCTCCTCTGCAGTCGGCACCGGGACCTGCTTGCCAAAGGGGGACATCGGGTTGGCCGCTTTAAAGAACCTCTGATAGTAGGCAGTTTTACTGGTGCCAAGGCGCTGGCCGCTGTCCACCGCGAGGTACTGCCCAAACAGGTCCTGGTATCCATTGCTGGCCGGGGTGCCGGTGAGCCCCACCCGGTGAGGCATAAACGGCGTCAGTCGCTGCAGGGCCTCGTGCCGCTTCGCGGTCGAGTTCTTGACCTTCGTTACCTCATCGAACACCACCATGTTGACGGGCAGATACTTACCACGTGCGAGGTAATACTGGGTCCAGCAGTCTGCCAGCCACGTGAGGTTCTCATAATTGCAGAGGTATACATCTGCCGGCAGCAGCGCGGCCCTGGTGCGGGCGTCACGCGTGCCACTGATGAGACTAAAGCGGAGGCCCTGGGTGTGGTCCCACTTGGCTGCCTCCTGGCGCCACACCGACTGTATGACGCGGAGCGGGGCTAGTACCAGGGCCCCGTTGATTTGCAGCCGGTCGAGTTTCTCAGCGATTGCGGAGAGGGTCACCACGGTCTTGCCCAGGCCCATGTCCAGCCACAGCATTGCTTGGGGATTCTGGACGGTGTGATGGATGGCTCGGGTCTGATAGTCGTGCAGGCAAGATGAACTTAGGAGATTCGATGGCGGGGTCATGTCCGTGTATCACTTCCTTAATGAGGTTCGCGTCATTTACGTAGTCGATGAGTCGCTTCCCCTGTTCCAGGTCGTCGCACACAAACACGTCAAACCCGTAGCGGACAAGCTTCTCGCACATTCTTTGTTGTATCGGTCTCAGGTCTTGGTCTTGCTGTTTGAACTCTATAAAGCAGATGTATCCCTCGGGTGTCAGCACCATGCGGTCAGGCCACCCGGAGGTCAGTTCGCCTGACAGCTTGCGGGTCAGCATGTCGTACTTGTCGCGGGCGTAGGCGCACACCTCGCGCTCAATCTTGGACTCACGCACGTATGGTCTCCTCGACCAGTTCCCACTCTAGGAATGCGCGTAATGTCCCGGTGCGACCGTGTATGCGCTTTGCGATAGAACGCCGGGCGCCCTCTTCGCGCGCCATCTCCAGTTCTAAGAGGTACTGCATCTGCGCCAGTTGCTCGTCATAGCCGAGGCGGCTTAAGTCGCTCATCAGCCCGTTAAACATGACCGTGTTGGTCATACTCTGTTGCAGAAAAGTTTTACGGTCTGAGTCAATTTTCGGTAGGTTGAGTTTCATGCTTTAAAGTACCTGTGGGTGATTACCCCTTCCGCATCTAACAACAGCCCTGGCGCCCAGGGCAAAGGCGCTGACATCATAGCAGCAGCTGTTGTCAATGTCTTCTCGGCGTCCTCCTCACGACAAAGCCAGACGCCCTCGTCATGCACGTGGCCCACCAGGGTGGCCCAGGGCATCCACTTCTTCGAGGCCAGCAGGACGTTGTCGCGCAGCACATCACGAGCGATAGCCTGAACCACGTTCTCAACCCACTTGCCGGCGTGAGTTCGAATGAGCCCCCAACCGTGACCACCTTGCTCTCGTCCCCTATAGAGGATGTTTTCCCACGAGTCATCCCCCATGACTAGCGGGACTCCCTCACGTCTCAGGTCGCCGTAGGATTTTATCTCGGGGGCGTTGTAGAAAATGCGGCGTCCGCTAGGTAGCCGCAGCACCAGGAAGGGCCCCTGGCGGTAAGCGTAAATCGAGGCCTCTGTAGTAGCTGTCCAGGTGTAGTATCGGATGTCGCCTGTTACGAGGTCCCTGAGACCCCGGTCCCAAGCAATCCACATGGTGCTTACCTCATGATGAGTGGAGCGCCACACGTCTACTAGGCCTTGGGCTTCTTCTTCCCCCATCTCGACGCCCATGCCGGCGGCGTACTTGACCAGCCCCCTGGCGCCCAGCATGTAGCCGCAGCCGAGTACAGGGGGCTTGCAGAAGGTGCGCTGGGGCTTGGTCACTTGTTCGTAGGGCACCGAGTAGTAACGCGAAGCGAACCTGCGGTACGTGTCCTGCCCGGCGGCGAATGCGGCGTTTATCTCGTTGCAGCCTGCCAGCCAGCCCAGTACCCGGGACTCGATACTGGACAGGTCGCACACCACCAGGGTGTGGCCAGGGGGCGCGGTCACAGCGGTACGTATGCCAGCGCTCAGGGCCTCCTGGACGTCGTCATAGAGGAAGCGGAACACCTCCGGGGTGCAGGTGGTTAGGTGGTCGGCCAGCTGCATCAGCTGGTCCTTGCTCC